GACTCGCTCTTCAAGACGATGATCCGCTCGCTGCCGGCCAGGTACCGGCGCGACCCGACGGCCCTGCGCTTCTACGTGCCCGTGAAGCACGGCGACGGGTACCAGTCGGAGCTCGCCGGCCGCGGCACGCCGCTCGGCGACACGAACGTCACCGAGAACCTCCGGCTGAGGCTCGCCTTCCGGGGCGTCCCGGTGGTCCCGATCCCGCTCATGACCGGCGTCAGCACGATCGCCGGTGCGGAGATCGACTACGACAACTTCGCGATCCTCACGCACCCGCTCAACCTGTACGTCGGCTGGCACCGGCGCATCCGGGTGGAGCGGTGGCGCGACCCTCGCGACGCGGCCACGAGCTTCCTGCCCACGCTCAGGTTCGATGTGAAGTACGCCGACCCGAGCTTCGGCATCCTGGCTTCTGGCATCGCGCTCGGCTCCGTCTAGGAGCTGAGCTCAAGATCGCCGGGCCAGCTGTCGCGAGTATCCAACGCGCGGCGGTTGGCCCGGCTTCCTGCAGTGCCCCTTGCTCCCGCGGCCGGACGGCCTGATGGGACGGAGAAGGAGAGAGTGAGATGACCCTCGAGACCGGCTCGCGCGGCTACACCCAGAACCTCCGGAAGTTCCGCAGGTACCTGCAGGGCAGGGGCGTGAACCTCCGCGAGACCATCGTGTCCGCGAACGCTTACGCCGATGTGCGCATCACGGTCCCCGGCCTCCACGACGACGACGCCATCATCTCCGTCATCAACATGACGGACATGCTGGACGTGACCGGCTACCTCGACAACGGCGGCGAGTTCGCGACCGTCGACATCTTCTCCACCAATAAGGGCATCCGGTTCACCGCCCTGAAGGCGGGGACGGAAGGCAACAAGATCTACGTCAAGGCCGCCGCGGCGCCCGGCAACTCGCTCCCGCTGAGCGTGGCCATCGGCGCCTACGACGTGATCCTCGGCACGACCGGCAACCCCGGTAAGACCGCGATCCTGGTCAGCCTCGCGACCAACTCCTCGGGCGTGGCGCTGACCACCGGCGAGAACGACGCGAGCCTCGTCTTCGCCGCGATCATCGACGCGCAGGAGCAGATGATCGGCGACGCCATCGTCGACCTGGCGCTCCTCGGCGACGGCACGACCGACTGGACCGCGACGGGTCCGACGGCGCTCACCGGCGGCACGTCGTTCAAGCAGGGCCCGTCGACGGCGAAGTACGTGACAGCCTTCACGGACCCGTACGCTGACGGCAACGTCAGGTACGTGGCGCGGCAGGCGGGCGCCGAGGGCAACGACATCACCATCGAGTACACCGACGGCGGCGCGCTCGCGGTGGACGTGACGACAGAGGCCATCGTAGTGACCTACGTGGTAGGCGTGACGACCGCGCAGGACGTCGTGGACGCGGTCAACGCGAACGCTGACGCCGCGGCGCTGGTCATCGCCAGCCTCGCGTCGGTCGACGCCCCGGACGGCCTGGTCGAGACGCTGGCGCAGACCAACCTCACCGGCGGTGCGGACCCCGGCATCCAGCTCAGCGCGGCGACGGACTCGCCCCTCGCGGCGAAGTCGCTGAAGGTGCTCTGGCTGACGCGCGACGAGCGCGACGAGATGCCCGCGCAGTAATTCGGACGCTATAGTAAGGGGAGCGGTTGGTGGCCCGCGAGGCCACCAACCGGCCCCTGAGTACAACTTCGAGGCCCTAGGAGGCTCACGGCATGGTGAAGGACTTTCGAATCCAGGGAACGTCGTACGGCTACGTGGTGGTCCCGCAGGGCGGCAAGGTGATCGACGGCGTGTCGTTCCCGGAAGGCCCGCGGCCGGCTGGAAAGAAGGGTTGGTTCAAGCTGCTCCTGCTGGCGGGGTGCGAAGAGATCAGCGAGGCCGAGTACGAGGACTTCCTGAAGGAGAGCCAGTCTCTCCCCGGAAAGGAGTCAACTGATGGCGGGCAGCCTGTCGACGCTCGAGGAAATCAAGACGCGCCTGCAGCTAAGCGGAAGCAACCCAGACCGCGACGCGATGCTGGACGCGTATCGGCTGGCGGTTGAGGAGAAGATCCTCGACCTGATCGGCATGGCTTTCGACGACGGCCAGGGCAACCTCAAGACCGAGCAGCACGAGAACGTCCAGCTGGGCATCTCGCGGCTGATGAAGTTCCGGCCTATCCTGCCGATAAGCGACAACCCGCAGCGGACCGTCACGCTGCAGGCGCGCTCGCTGGCCTCCAGCACGCTCGACACGATCCTGGGCGACATCCGCGACCCGAAGGAGGGCCGCATCATGCCGCTCGCGTCCGAGCTCACGCCGGTCTTCCCGCCGGTAGGCGGGCAGGCGCCGTGGTACCGATGGCGCCAGATGATCTGGCCGACCGTGATCTTCACGTACAAGATCGATCCGCTCGGCAGCGCGACGAACCCGATCACGGCGTCGATGAACCGCGCCTGCATCGAGTTCGCCGCGTCCATGGCGTATCGTCCCGGCGGCGGGATCGTCAAGTCGTACTCGGCCGAGAAGATCAGCGAGACGTTCCAGGACAAGATCGCGGTCCCGCAGACGGTCTACATCCTGCTCGGCAGGCTCGTCCGGAACCAAGCTAGTTTCGTCTTCTAACCCCGACGCGCGCCAAGCCGCGCAAGGAGCCGCACAATGAGGACGCAGATCTTCCGGACAGAGCCGCTGCTGGTGGACGGGACCGCAGGGGTCATCGTCACCAAGGACATGGACGGGGTCGACCCGTTCGACCTGTTCGTCGAGAACGTGGACATCGCCGCGAGCATGCGGACGAAGTTCGGTTCGAAGAACGCCAACATCCGCTTCGTGGCGATCATCGACTCCGGCGCCTACGACCGCGACGGCGCGTCCGGCAACGACATCTCGGTGACCATCACCACGGCCCCGGACCAGACATTCTCCGTCGACGTGCAGCCGAGCGACTGCTACTCGCCGTACGGCGGCGACGTGACGATCAACCTCGCCTGCGACTCCGAGGGCAACCCGAAGCAGTTCACGTCCGACGTCATCGACCTGCTCAACGCGGACCCCGGGTTCGCGGCCATCCTCCGCGCGTCGCGCGCGTTGGGCTCCGACGGCTCCGCGGCGTGCGAGGCCATGGCGCAGACGTTCCTCGCCGGCGGCTCCAACGCGGTGACGAGCGGCGCAGTGACGGTCGAGGTCTCCCCGACAGGCTGGCCGGACTTCGCCGGCCCCTGGGTAGCGGACGCGTCAGCCGCGACGGCCTTCGGGGCCAGCATCGCCGCGGGCGCGGTCAAGGTATGGTCGAGCATCGACAAGCCGGTTCGCGGCCTGCGCGTAAAGGCGACCGTGGGCTCCGGCGACACCTACCTCGTCGTGACGGCGGTCGTCAGGAAGAAGGGCGGCGTCTAAACGTGTCGACAGTCTGGCTGCGCGCCCTCACCTACACGGTGACCGTGAAACGCAACACGACACAGAAGAGCGCCTCTGGGTCAACGAAGTTCGTCTACTCCGTGGTCGCCTCCGGGATCGCGTGCAGCATCCAGGACGCGGGCGGCCGGATGGAGATGGACGAGCACGGGAACATCCCCGGTAGGAAGAAGAGCGTGATCGCCGACGTCGACTTCGAGGTCGTGCGGCAGAACGACCTGCTGGTAGACGACGTCACCGGTCAGACGTACAAGGTCTTCCACACGCACTTCGTGAACAACCCCAACGCCCCGCACTACGAGGCGCAGGTCGAGGAGTGGGTCCCGGCGGGGGACGCGTGATGCAGTTCAAGCCCACCACGATGCAGACGACGTTCTACGCCGGGGACAACGCACTGAAGCTCATGGGCGGAGAGCCGGTCATGATCGCGCGCATGACGAGGATCGCGACGGAGTACGCCAACGAGGTGAAGCTCCGGATGCGCAACTCCCCGGCGACGGGCCGAGTCTACGGGCTCCGCCGCGCCCGCAAGGGCGGGAAGCCGGTCTTCGGCCCCGCGTTCCGGGCCGGGAGGAAGACGCACCGCGCCTCCGCCCCCGGCGAGCCGCCCGCGCCGGACACCGGGGCGCTGCTCCGCAGCGTCCTCTGGAACATCTGGCGCGAGGACGACCGCTGGTTCGCCGGGGTGGGCAGCGCGCTCGACTACGCCCTCTACCTCGAGTTCGGTGCCGCCCGCGGCGTCCGGAACCGCAGCGGGAAGATCACGAAGGTGCAGTGGATTCTGTTCCCGCGGCCTGTCTGGGGCCCTGCGCTCGTAGCCCTCCGCCCGCGGTTCCGAGAGATCCTGGGGACGGGCAAGTGAGCGCCCCCACGGGCTACCTGGTGGCGCTCAGGACGGCCGTCGTGGCCAAGCTGAACGAGGACCCTTACTTCGCCGCGTACGTCCCGCAGGGCGTCACGTACCGCCCCACGCGCGTGCCGATCCAGCTCCCGGCGGTCACTTTCTGGGACATCGGCACGCGCTCAGACAACGTCGTCCCGCTGCACGACCGGACCTGGCACTTCGACGTCTGGGCGACCGACCTCGACACGTGCGAGGCGATCGCGGCCGTAGTCAACGGCCTGCTCGACAACCAGGGCCTCCCGCTGCACCCAGACTCCGACCCATACTCGGAGGACGACACCACGGAGGGTTTGGTGGCCTACCTGAACCTCAGGGGCGACGAGGACCAGCCGATGAACGACGCGGACGTCGTCAGGAAGATGCTGACCTACCGGATGCTGGTCTACGACTACACCGGGCCGGAGCCGTTCCAGAAGTAGAAAACCGCTATAGAATGTACGTGCTGAGGGTGGCAGCGCCTCGAGCGCCTGAACCTGGCTCACCAACTACAGGAGGCTCGACATGGCGAAGAACGCGCGGAAGCTGGAGCTCGGTCCAGCGAACATCTACATCACCACCCTGCCGCGGGCCTCGGCCCTGATCGGGGAGTACCCGTACAGCACCGACGGGATCTACCTGCAGTCGGTGCGCCCCGGCGCCGGCTTCGACGCGTCCGGCAACGAGGTGGATTATTCCGGCGACGCCGTGTCGTTCGTGTACGTCGAGGGCGTGGTCGGGCAGGACCCGGTGGTCACCGTCGTGGGGACCGCCATCTTCGTGGAGATCGAGTCCGGCGTGACCACGATCGACGCCGTCATCGCCGCCCTCGAGCAGTCCCCCGAGGCCGGCTTCCTCGTGACCGCCGCGCGCGGGCTCAACGCCGACGGCACCGGGGTGGTGAGCGTGTCCGGCAACGACGCGTACCCCGAGCCCGTCTTCCTGACGGGCGGCGACGGCGCCGCGGTCCGGACGGACGTCGGTTTCCTCGGCGACGAGGTCGCGTACCAGGTCACGACCGAGTCCGCGAACCTCACGGGCGCCCAGACGGGCAACGTGCCGCAGGACAAGGTGGTCATCGGCGGCATGGTCAAGGTGGTCATCCCCTTCAAGGAAATCAGCCTCGACAACCTCCGGCGCGGCGTGCCCTCGGCGCGCGTCGTGGAGAACAGCAACCAGACCAAGCGGCGCGTGGACTTCACCGTCGCGGTCGGGCAGTCGATGCGCCAGACGCTCACGGTGAAGATGGAGATCGTCAAGATCAAGGGCGGCTTCGAGTCGCCGCTCCCGGCGGACCGCATCATCATCCCGGAGATCTCTCCGGCGGAGGGCGAGGTCAACTTCCCCTTCGCGCCGACGACACAGCGCGTGATCATGACGAACTGGTACGCGTGGCCGAACAGCCTGACGGGACGGTGGGCGTTCATGGGCGACGAGAACCCGTAAGACCAGCAGGACGAGGGGAGGGGCGGCAGAGCACCGCCGCCCCTCCGCCCTGAAACCAGAGAGGCCCTAAGGAGGCTCAGATGGCAGACGACGAGAAGAACGAGATGGTCACCGTGGTGGACGACGTCTGGCGGATGGACGTCGACGCCTTCGCCCCGAAGCCGGACGGCTACGTCACGATCAAGAAGGTCGACTATCCGATCTTCAGTTTCCTCGACGTGGAGATCGGCGACTCCTTGAAGGTCTCCCGCATCGGCGACGACATCCGCGAGACGGCGGACTACAAGGACCGGATGGAGCGGAGCATCGAGCAGATCATGCTCCTCAACGGCCCGGCGACGAAGTCCAACCTCCCCGTGCTCACGCGCGAGTCGTTCAAGGGCGTCTCTCCGCGCCAGATCCTCACGCTGACTGTCATGGCGTCGAGCATCGCGAAGGTCCCTCTGAAGGCCCCCGTGAGTCAGGAGAGCGGCGACGCCAACTCTCCCTCGCCCTCGCACGGGTCGGCCGATTCTATGGGTGGGGGAGAGCGGAGCTCTTCAAGCTGACGCTGCGGGAGCTGTCGCTGTGGGAGCGGCACGCCGACGTCGTCGCGGCGTGCGAGGAGCTCGACACGCTTCGGGTGAAGAGCGTGCCGTGGATGGAGGAGCCGGACCGGGTGGCGGAGCTGGCGAGCATCTACCGCCGCGCGGGGATGAGCGACCAGACGGCCGCGGACTCCGCGGACGGGCTGGAGCGGATCACACTGGACGAGTTCCGCGCTGACATCAAGGCGGGGCCGGAGAGGAAGCTGAAGAGTGGCTGACAACGACGCGTTCAAGGTGCTGGGCCAGGTAGAGGTGGACCTCGCCTCGCTGGACAAGTCCTTCGAGGCGGCGAAGAAGGTCATCACCGGGCACGTCGCGCAGATCAGGACGCTCATAGACAAGGCGAGCGGCCCGGTCGTCGCGGTTGGCGGCGCCGGCGCCGGCGGAGGCGCGCCCGGCGAAGACCCCGGGCCGATGGGCAAGCACGCGAAGAGCGCGGGCCGAGAGTTCTCCCACCTCGCCCGCATCGTCCGCGAGGTCCTGTCCGGCCCCCTCGTCGGCCTCGAGCCGGAGTTCGCGAAGGTCGCGAACGCCATGGCGCACGCCGCACGCTCCGCCACGTACCTCGGCGTTAGTCTAGGCGCGGTGGTGGTCGCCACGGTTCTCATCTCAGAGGTCATCGGCAAGTACATCGACCAGGCCAAGGAAGCGTCCGCCGCGACGCTCGACGTGAACCAGGCTCTCGCCACCCTGGACTCCGCCCGCGCGGAGACCGGCGTTCGGAAGTTCACCGAAGAGCTCGCCAAGTACCAGCAGACAGTCAAGGAGGCCTCCGGAGAGGGGACCTTCTGGCAGACGGCCGTCGCGAAGTTCTCCCTCGCTCTGGACGAGATGACGGGGAAACTGGACCACGACATCGTCAAGCTCAAGGACTACTTCGACGCGCTCATCGAGATCCAGAAGCAGGTCACGGTCCCCCAGGCGCTCATAGAATCCGGCATTCGCCAGGCCGAGATCCTCGCGCGCCAGGGCGAGATGGCGAAGAAGACGGCGGCCGACCTCGGCGAGCTCGCCGCCGCGTACGAGAAGGTCCGCGGCGCGACCATAAAGAAGGAGGAGGGGGAGGTCGCGAAGCTGGAGAACGAGAAGAAGAAGGCGATCATCGGGACGATGGACGCCTCGAACAAGGCGCGCGACGTCGCCATCAAGCGCGCGAACGACCTTCGCCACGAGGCCGACGAGCTGGAAGAGTCGTCGCACAGCAAGATCTTCTTCCCCGGCTCAGCGCTCTACACGTCCCCGGCGGAGCGCTACCTCAACCAGGCTGCCGCGAAGCGCGAGGAGGCGAACAAGATCCTGGAGGAGGCGGCAACCATAGTCGGCGCGGCCTCCGTCGCTGCCGCGCAGCAGAGCGTGGAGTTCGACGAGAAGATCAAAGACTCGAAGAAGTCACTGACGCAGACCATCGCGGAGCAAGGCCTCGCGGAGCGGCAGGAGAACGCGGGCAAGGCCGCGGCGTCGGAGGAGTTCCTCCAGAAGGAACTGCAACGGAACCAGAAGCGCCTCGAGGGCAACTCGGCGACGGCGAGCGCCATCGCTGACGCGGAGGACCGGGTCGCGAAGATCCGCCGGGACCAGGCCGGGACGGTCGAGTCCGTCGCGAGCCTCGAAGCCAGGCTGGCGACGACCCGGGCGAACGCCATCGGCCCGCTCGTCGCCGGGCTGCAGGAGGCCAACGACGAGTACGCGTCGCAGAAGCGCGCGATCCTCGGGCTCATCTCCGCGCAGAAGGACGTGATCGAGAACCAGGAGAAGCTCCGCGACCTGGAGTCGAAGCACGCGGACGACACGGTCGAGCGTCAGAACAAGATCGCGCAGGCGATCGCCGAGACGGCGGCGAAGGAGGCGGCGGCGCGCAGAGAGCGGGACCAGGCCGCGGTGGCCAGGGAGGACCGCGACCTGGCGCACCGCATCGCCATGGGCGGCGTCTCGCAGGGCGGCGTCATGTCCGAGGTCGGGGAGCAGCGATTCGACCCGCGCCGGACGCAGGCGCAGCAGGAGCAGGCCGAGGAGCGGCTCCTTCAGCTGAAGAAGGAGTACGCGGACCAGTACTTCCAGTACTACCAGCAGATGGGCGCCAGCACGTGGGAGGGCCAGCTCCAGAGCGCGCGCAGCTTTCTCTCGCAGACGGTCGAGGGGTCGAAGGCGTGGTTCGACCAGGTCGCGAAGATCTCCGGCCTCTACAAGGGGATCTACGACCAGGCCAAGGGCGTGTTCCAGCAGGAGCTCGGCATCGCGGCCGCCGAGGCTCAGCGCGCCGGCCGCACGCGCATGCGGCTCTCGGACGTGGACAAGTACGTCGACAAGGTCCGCCGCCGGGACGAGAGAATCCTCGCGGGCGGGAGCGGGAAGATCGGGGACGTGACGGCGGCCTTCGGGCGCGAGGAACTCTGGAAGACGGTCGACCGCGAGGGGCTCTCGCCGAGCGCCGCCCGGGCGGCCATGGCGCAGTCGCCGGAGCAGCGCCTCGCCGCGGCAGTCGCGGAGACCGCGACCCGCCAGACCGCGGTCGCCGAGCGTCAGATCGTGGCCGCTCAGAGCAACGCGGAGGCGCTGCAGGAGAACACCCAGGCGCTCAGGGACGCGACGTCCGCCCTCGTCGGGATGGGCGGCGGGTCGGACAGCCCCGGCAAGAGCGGCGACAGGAGCGTGCTCGCTTCGAACGAGGAGACGTCGAGCAGGCCGAACACGAGCTCGCGCGTGTCGTCGAAGCTGGGCAAGAGCCTCTCCGACGAGGCCCGCCGCGGCGCGACCAACCTCTACACGAACATCCCGAGCTAGCCCATGATCAGGACATTCGGCAAGGTCTACCTCAACAACTACCAGTTTACGACGGACCCGCAGATCCAGCGGGCGTGGCCGCCCCGGCGCTCGCGCCTGAAGGGCATCATGGGCAGCACGACGCAGCAGGACTTCGGCCGCTGGGCGAAGGACATGCGTCTGACGCTCACGAGCAGCGGGAACTTCATGAACCAGTCCCTCAAAGCGCAGATCGAGGGACTGATGCTGACGCGGAAGGCGACGTACAGCTACAAGGACTACACCGGCCTGGAGGGGACGGTGGTCATCGTCGACTTCGACGCGAAGCCGACCTTCATCAGGGACGGGCAGGGCGTGCTGTTCGAGTACACTCTTACGCTGGACGTGATGACGCTCACGAAGCTCGACTTCGCGAACTATACGGGGAGCTAGCGCATGGCAGCGAACATCAAGTACCGCACCGCGGACGGGTTCACCCAGCTGATAGGGAACCAGACAGACATAGGCACGATCGTCTCGCTCTCGGCGGCGGAGGTCGACGTTGCCCCGATCAAGATCTGCCTGGAGAACATCGGCGACCGCGCGCTCGGCGCCGGCTCGTTCTCCGCGCTGCTCCTGAAGCGCGTCCAGGTCGGCACGAACACCGGAGTCAATTTCGTCTTCACGTCGGACGGCGACCCGAACGGGACCATCAGCAAGCCGTGGGGGCTCGGCGTCGACATCAACGACGTGCTGACGGGGGCGCCCGTCGCTACCCTCACGGGCCCGTACGGCTCGTGGGCCAGCACGGGGACGAAGGGCGCCGTGGTGACCGCGCTCAACGCGACCGGGGAGACCATCGCCAGCGTGGAGGTGACGTTCATCGTGGCGAGCCTCTCGGACGAGTTCGCCCTGGAGTGGGAGGACACCCCCGACGCGACGGACTACAACGTTTACGTGACAGACACACCCGGCACCTACGGGGCGAGCACGTTCTTCGTGAACGTCCCCTACTCGAACTGCACGCTCGACGGCTCGGCAACGTCCTCAGGGACCCCGCCGCTGGCGAACACGACCGGAGGGGCGGGCCCGTCATACGGGACGGCGCCGGTCCTCGGCGACTTCACCGCCGCGGACAAGACGATCGCGGTCATCGGCGACGGAGGCCTCGCGGTCGGGCAGCAGTGGTTCTTCTGGTTCGACGCGAAGGTTCCGGCCGGCAGTACGTCGCTCGGCAACAAGCGCGCGATGAAGCTCTTCCCGAAGGAGGTCTAGCGACATGGGCGCGTCCGACTATCTCGAGAGCCAGATCATCAACCACCTGATGCGCTCCGCCACGTGGGGCAAGACGACCGCGCGGTGGATCTCGCTCCACCTCGAGAGCCCCTACGACGACGCGACGGGCACGGAGGTCTCCGGCGGCGCGTACGCGCGGGCGCAGCTCGACGCGGACGACGCGAACTGGTCCGAGGAGGGCTCGTCGCCGTACAACCTCGGGGAGTCGAAGAACCTCGTTGCCATCACCTTCCCGGCGCCGAGCGGCGCGGACTGGGGGGACGTCACCGCGACCGGCATCTGGGACGACCCGACGGCCGGGAACCTGCTCGCGTTCGGCAACCTCGCGACGCCGGTGGAGATCCTCGACGGCGACTCCGCCCCCTCGTTTCCTATAGGGTCGATCACAGTCCGAGCGAAGTAACGCTATGGCCTACACGCTCAACTCCTCGCACCCGGCGTTCGGCGCGTTCCTGGAGGCCTGGCTGTTCAAGGAGGGCACGGGCGTGCCCGCGTCCTTCGGCGGGGCCGTGCCCATCTCCGAGGGCGGCACGCCCTCGTGGACGCTGGAGGGGAGCGGCTACGGCTACACGCTCGCCGACACGGACTACCTCCAGCTCTGTCTCGACGTGGATTTCCTCTCGTCTGGGAAGTCCCAGACGTTCGTGTTCCGCAGCCGACTGACCTCCGGCGCGCCGGGCAGTAACCGGTTCGGGGTAGACGGCGGGTCGCCGTGGCTCTGCGGCGGGTCCTTCCCGGACGCGGACACGAACATCTACTTCAACTGGGGCACGGACGTCGCCAACGTCTCGCGCCTGACGGTCTCCGGCGAGAGCTTCGACACCACGTTGGACACGTTCGTGGTGCGCGTGAACGCCAGCGAGATCCGCATGTGGCGGAACGGGACGGACATCGGCCACACGACGGGCGGCGCGCCACCGAACAAGGCGAACGCGTTCTTCTCCTTCACGATCAACCACTGGCAGTTCAACACCGGCTGCCCGCAGTTCGTCGACCTCATGGTCATCCTCAACGGCACGCCGAGCGACTCGACGTGCGCCTCGCTGTCGGCTGACCCGTGGGACCTCTTCGTCGCGCCTGTGGAGCTCGGCGCGGAGGAGGACATCGAGATCGAAGTGGAGGCCACGCTCCGCGGTACGAAGCACTTCTACTCCGACGTGGAGGTCGAGGTCGAGGCCGAGGCCACCACCATGAGCACCGGGCGGATGTGGCTCGGCGTGAAAATGGACATCATCCAAGAGGTGAACGCACCGCTGACGGTGCTGTTTGACATCGCGCCCGTGGTCGTGGACCTCCAGCCGCTCACGGTGCTATTCGACATCCTCGACGAGAACCCCGACGCGCTCGAGGTCTCCTTCGAAATCGTCGCGGAGAGCCTGGTGGCGTCAAGGATGAACAACGACGTCCAGGCGCCAGTGGCGCACGTGAGTCTCTGATGACACTCACTCCGGCGGAACTCAACGTAGACCAGACGACCCAACTCGTCTCCGACCAGTGGGAGGTTGCGTTGAACGGGTCGGGCGCGTTCGTCGGCCGCGCCTCGCTCGGTCTGGCGACTATCCAGACCGGCCTCCTCGACCCGTACCTTGCGGAGGACCTCGTCACCAACATGGCGGCCGGAATCGTCGACGAGGTCGAGCTCCACGTCGTCGACGACAAGCAGACCTCCGTGGTGCGCGGACGCAACCAGGCGGCGTACGCCGTGGACTCCTCTGTCTTCGTGATCTACGCGGTGGGCGGAGCGACCGGGAAGTACGACCAGACGCAGGCCATCCCCGGATTCTCCGCTCTCCCGATCATCGAGGGCGTGACGGTACCGGCCGTCGTGGGGACGAAGCGCACGGCCAGCCAGATCGCCGCGGACCTCTGCTCCAGGGCCGGAGTCGGCCTCTCGTGGGGCGCGCCGGACTACGTCATGCGCGAGGATTTCACTGTCAACGGGTCGGTGAGCTCGGCGATCCAGCAGCTCGTCGCGCCATTCAGCCAGTTCGAGCCGAGCGCGGCGGACCTCTGGGAGGAGAACGGCACGCTCATAGTGCGCATGCGGTCGAATCCCGGCGCCGGCATGGAGCTCGACGCTTACGACACGCGCATCACCGACCTCATCATCCGCGCGAGGGGCCTGGGGTTCATCCGCGTCCTGCGCCTGATCGGGAGCAAGACGGGGTCGAGCACCACCGGGTTCGCGGTCGACCCCGGCTCCGCGGAGAGCACCACCGTCGACGAGATCGAGGAGAACGGCACGGTCGTCTCCCGCATCGTCACGACGGAGGTCGTCCGCGCGCTCGACCACGCCGTCACGCACCAGACCATCGACACCTACGAGGATCTCTTCGACGGCAACGGGCTGACGTTGATCTCCACCGACGAGACGACCTCGGACTGGGACGACCTGGAGCTCGCGTTCCCGAACCAGATCATCAACAGCCCGAAGGAGAACTCGCACATAGTGATCAAGTCTGCGCTCGACCCGGACACCGGAACGTTCGGCCCGCAGCGGCGGACCTCGATCGGCCACGCCTACGACGCGAATGGCTACCTTTCCGCCCAGAACACGCGGGAGGAAGAATGGGACCCGCAAGCGGAAAACGGCGCCGGCGTGGGCGACTGGGTCCTCTCGTCGGAGGAGACCAAGCAGTACCGGGACAACGGCCTCAACATGTACCAGATCAAGACGACGCAGATCGGGGCGGACGGCTCGCCCGGCCAGGTGCGGCGGACGACCGCGAACGGCACGCGGCCCGGAGGCCCAGGGCGCGCGATCGGCGGCGGGAGCAGCGGCGGGGGGCAGGTGCCGGAGGTCTTCGCCACGCTCATCAGTCAGGCGCCCGGCGCGCGCGACGTCACGATCACGAACAACAACCTCCTGCAAGAGCACCTGCAGATCATCGCGGGCCAGGCCGCGCAGGCGAACGGCGCGACGGAGATCGAGATCTCCTTCACCGCGGCCGGGTTCCCGTGGCTCCGCCGCGGCCAGGCGATCCACCTAACCGGACTGGAGGACGAGTTCGGGTACGAGATCGACATCGCTCCGGCCACAGTCAGCGAGGTGCGGACTGAGTACCGCGAGAGCGGCGACGGACCGACCTACCTCTCGTACGTCAAGGCGCTGTACTGGGAGTAGCGATGCCGACCCCCAGGCACATCACGTCCATCTCCGGCCAGACCGCGGCGCCCGCCACCGAACGCACGCGGTCGAGCGGCGGGTGGATCTCCGGGCAGATCGCGTCGGCGACCGGCGACCTGAGCGGGAGTTACCGGGTCGCGCTCGACACCGGTCCGCAGGTCTCCGCGAACGACGCCACCGGCGCCGCGCTCAGCACAGGCGTGCTCGTGTGGGTCGTGAACGCCGGGGCGGAGTACGTCATCGTCGGGCTCCGGTAGATGCCGACCAACAGGTACCGCTCCAGCGTCGTCAAGGTCAAGCAGACGGCGCCGACCACCCGCGGAACAGACCGGTCGGACCCCATCACCGAGGAGACAGTGGACGGCATTGCGCCGACCGGCTACTTCATCCGAGGGGTGCTGACGCCGACGCGCGTGCCGATGCAGCTGAAGGAGGGCGACCGCGTGGCGGTGCAGTGGCGCCGCGGCTCGCCGTTCATGATCCTCACGCTCAGGAACCGCCGCGGCCCAGGCAGCGACGAGAACTTCCCGGGAGGCGGCATCGTCGAGGTGCTCTTCGTCGCGCCGCGGCTGGCGGACGGAGTCGTCGACGTGCACTTTCGCAACGACCAGCAGACCACGCCGCTCAAGGTGCGGGAGCTGCTGTCGGGCGACCCGGTCGCGGTGCGGTGGGGCGCGAACGAGCGGAGCTTCGTGGTGCAGGTCGGCGATCCAGGTCCTATGGACTTCTGGAATGAGTACGTGACCTTCGACCCGTTCGTGGTCCATACCCCGCTGCGTCCGGTGCAGGACCAGACGTTCCACGTGTTCACCATGAGGGGGACGGACAGGAAGATCCTCGGGTCAGCGAAGCCGAAGGTGACGCTGGCCGCATCGTATTCCCCTGTCGATAGCGCCGTGGAGATGATCCACGTGGACGGCGACATAACCGGGTCCTCGTTCTCCCGGCGCAACGCGGTTGACGAGGGCGGCGACGTGCTGTCGCTGTCCTACGTCGGGTTCGATGACGGGGAGGCTTCCGGTGGCGGAGCCGGAGGCGACCTAATCGTGCCGCTGTCCGACCTCCTCACGCTGGTGTGGGGCCCGTGCGAGATCGCCGACTTCGGACTCGACAGGAAGAACCACCTGCTCCTGAACGTGCGTGCGAGAACCGATCTCTCCATCACGGTCACTGTCAACTCGTCCGGCTTCCACCTCAACGACCCCGGCGATACGGCCTGCAGCTTCGTCCACAACGCCTTCAGCGTCTCCGGCGGCACGCCCATGAACACGCTGCCGGGCGAGGGCCACACGTGGGTCGTCGACATGACCGAGCCGGCCGTGAAGTTCCGGACCAACGAGGAAGCCACGACGCTCATCGACCACTCCGCGCTCACCGGCGCGATGGACCTTGACCTCACCCTCGCGCACAACATAGACGAGTTCGGCGGGTGCGGCACGGGCTTCATCCCGTTCTCGACGACGCCGAGCGGCGGCGTCACGTACACCGACGTCGGCTACGGTCTTCTCGGGGGCGGGGCCTACGAGAAGAAGTCGTCGATGTGGGACGTCGCGCGCTTCGCGTTCATCCCGCCCGGCACGCTCGACGTGAGCGGGTTCGCGACGGCGGGCGCGACGCAGGACGCGTACGCGTCCATCGAGACGACCGGGGTCCACCTGTCGTTCTCCGAGCCGTCTGCGCTCTCGGCGCCGGAGCTCGCGCACAGGACCTACTACGTGCGGAACGTGGCCATGCTGAAGGGCCCGCAGACCGAGGCGCACGCGCTGCGGCTCTTCGTCTGCGTCTACAGGGAGAACCTGAACGCCGCGCCACCCGGGCTGCAATACTCCGCGTACGTGGTCGAGCTCGACGGCACGATCGTGCGCACGCTGAAGGACTGGACGGACATGCAGACCTTCAACACGCCGACGTTCCCGGACGACCCGCCGGTCCCGTTCTCGCCGTACGAGATCAACGACGTGACGGCGAACACGGTCCACGACGGCGGCGAGGCCAGGCTCGTCTCCGGGAACTGGGAGCACGTGCTCTGGGAGTACAGCACGCTCGCGGAGCGGTCCGCGTCGCCGGACACCAGGCATGTCGTCCTCACGCAGCTCTCGACCGGGGACGAGATAGCGGTGGGCGTCGACTTCTCGATCCCGAAGTTCTACGACTTCCGCGTCCTGAACCTCGACGTGATGTACGCGCTCGCGCCCGACTCGAAGCCGGCGGACCCGGACAGGAAGATCGGGCACTTCTTCGTGAAGGCGTGGGCGACGAAGACCGGCAAGCCTACGCTGGACGAAACCGTCGACAAGTACCCGCTGGAGGACACGCAGCTGAAGGGCGTGGCGGTGCTGAAGAGGATCGACCCTGACAAGCTCGTCGTCGACACGTCGGACGCGCAGGGGATCAACGACACCGGCGTCCTCTCCTCGACTGGGCGAAAGCTCAAGCCGACCCCCGGCGACAAGGGCGAGTGAGGCCGTCTCTGGCTCCTCGGCGCCCCGCCAGGCCGTTCGAGGCTCCCGGCCCGCCTGTTACCCCGCCTTCCGGCCTCGTCGAGGCGCCTGGGGGCGATCCGGAGCGCACGGGCTGACCAAGAAGGCCGCTCGGAGGCCCTTTCGGATACCCAAGGCGTGGCGACCCGCGCCCGGATAGCCGTAGGTCCAGTGTGGGCCAGGCTGGAGGCCCCGCCGGAGGTCCAGGCGCAGGTGCGGGACGCCTTCTCGATACCTGACCCCGCGGCCGAGCACACCTTCGCGTTCAAGTCCGGCCGGTGGGACGGTCGGGTCCCCTTCATCAAGCGCGCGAGCAACGAGTTCCTCTCCGGCCTGACGTGGCGCGTGGCCTCGACGCTCGTCTCGCTGGGCCACGGGAAGCCTGAGATCGTCTGGCCCGCGGTGCCGGACAGGCCGCAGCTGGCCGAGGCGTTGACCGACATGGCGTGGCGCCAGTACCAGACCGAGGCCTGCGAGCGCGGAGCCAAGGCCCGCCGCATGGTCCTCCAGTGCCCGACCTCCGGCGGCAAGACGGAGATCGGGATTGACTTTGTGCGCCGCTGCGGGGGGAAGACGCTCTGGCTCACCCACACCGACGAGCTCATGACCCAGACGCCGCGGCGGTTCGCCAAGCGGATGGGCAACGTGTCGGTAGGCCGGGCGCAAGGCAGGCGGGAGGAGTGGACCGACGGGCAGGTAGTCGTCGGCATGGTCCAGACGCTCTACCGCCTCGCGCGCCCGACGGTCAAGGACCCGAAGACGAAGCGCGCAAAGCCGAACCCGGACTACGACCCCGACTGGTTCACGCAGTTCGATGTGGTCGTCGCGGACGAGGTGCACCACGGCGGGGCGGACACGTGGCAGGAGATCGCCGCGGCGTGCGTCAACGCCAAGCAGCGCCTCGGGCTCAGCGGGTCGGTGGGTGACGAGATCGTGAAGCTCCCGCTCGTGACGCAGATGAAGATCGAGGGCGCGTACGGCCCGACCTTCACCGTCGCGACCACGATGGAGCTCGCGGACCTCGGGTTCGTGGCGAAGCCGAACATGGTGGTCCTGCGCTGCCCGCCCACAACCTACCCCGCGTACGAGGAGGTCCGGGAGTCGGTCTGCCCGGACTGGCGCGACGACCCGCGGGGCCTGCTCTCCAAGCTGGGCGGCGTGATGTTCAGGGAGATGTACGAGCGCGGAGTCATGAACAACGAGGCGCGGAACACGCTCGTGGTCAAGACCGCCGTCTGGCACGCGAGCCGGGAGGGCGACCGGTTCCTCGTGCTCTGCAACAGAGTGCCGCACGCGCAGGCGCTCGCCGTCGCGATCGAGCGGAGAGCGGAGCGCCCGACGTGGGTGCTCAGCGGCGACTCGGACTCCGAGCTCCGGGAGGACGTGCTCGGGAGGTTCAAGGCGGAGACGTCGGGCGCCGTGCTCGTCTGCACCCCGTTCTTCCGCGAGGGCGTCGACGCGCCGGAGATCGACGCGGGCTTCCTCGCCGGCGCCGGGGAGTCGGACGTCGCGGTGATCCAGGCCATCGGCCGCATGCTCCGCGCCAGGCCGGGGAAGGACTCGGTCACCATCTACGACGTGGCGGACGGCCGCGACCCCGAGCACCTCAAGGACTACCTCGCCAACCACTGGAAGAGCAGGCTCGACTTCTACGTGCGCAGCGGGTTCCCGGTGGAGTACCGGTGACGGATACATCCGGCATGAGCGGAAACTTTTCTTCCCCTAGTAGGGACGTCTCGCTTACGCGGGGCATGGACCCCGGCGCGGTGAAGCTTCTCGACGCCTACCACGAGCTTGAGGCCCAGTACGGCGTCGAGCGCGGCGAGGCCTTCCACGCCACGCGCATGGAGCTCCAAGCCGTCTCCGGGCTCGCCTACCCCACAATCACCAAGTGGCGGCGCGTGCTCATCGGGCGCGGTTTGATCAAGCCAATGACCGAAGACACTTATGCGATCATGGGAAGAATATCTTCCCCTGCTAATCCCGTAAGGGATTCAAATGCAGGTCTTAGAGTACCTCTCGGAATTGAGAAGTTGAAAAAGGAAATGAGAAAGGGGAAGAGCAGGGGAAAGAAATCTTCCCCTGATCAGGAAGGCCCGACGCAGACGGAGAAGAGGCTCTGCGTGATGGACGCGCTCAAGGTCCTCCGCATCCCCAGCGGCGCGACGTTCACCCGCCTCGTGCTGGGCCAGCTGACCAAGCTCGTGAACGAAGGCTTCAAGCTGGAGGACGCCCTGGCTGTTGCGCGGTTCGGGCGCAGGAAGTTCGACGAGGGCGACCGCTACCAGTCCAACATCGACCCGATGTACCTCTGGGCCGCGAGCAAGTTCCCCGTCATGCTCGCCGCCGCGCGGACGGAGCCGTTCCACCGGAAGGAGTTTTCCGTCATCGCCGACCCGGATACCCGCAAGGACTGGAACGAGGACTACCAGCGCAGGATGAAGGAGAAGGGGCTCATATGAGGCGGGACATGGACAATGTGGTCTGCGCGTGGAACACCCCGGACCACCGCGCGCAGCTGACCAACACTCCGCGCTCGTTCGGCGGTTTCTCGTTCGCGTCCTACCCGCGCACCGTGCCGCAGGACTTCTCGAAGTACGTTGCGTCCACCTCCGCGTCAAACTCTCGGCGCAGCGTGGTCCTCCACGGGACGCAGGGCTCTGGGAAGACCGGCCTCGGCGTCTGCGCGCTCAGCACGTTCGCCCGCCAGGGCGTGGGCAGCCTGTTCCAGTGGAACGTGCTCACGGCGGAGCGCACCACGCCGGTCGAGAAGGACGAGCAGGTCTTCCCGTCGCCGTGCTGGTTCGAGCGGTGGTCGTCTATCCTCGCGCGGAACAGGAAGACGGACTGGGACGAGGTCGGGTGGTTCGAGTCGCTGGACGACGTCACGGTCCTGATGCTGGACGACGTGGGCGTGGAGACCGGCACTCCGTACCGCGAGGCGTTGCTGCTCCGCCACCTGGAGTGGGCCGAGGACGACGACCGCCGCATGCTCATCCTGACGCTGAACGACCCGCCGTCCAAGTGGCCGAAGGTGGTGGGCGAGCGCGTGGCGGACCGGATGATCGAGCAGCGGCGGTTCCTGGCGGTGCACGTGCCCGGCGAGTCGCTCCGTTGAGCGAGGCCAACTGGACGGCGGACTTCCAGCGGCTCGTGCTCGCGGCCGCGGTGGCGGGCGACCTGCTCGACACCCTGCCGCTGGAAGCCGAGCTCTTCTCCGGCACCGAGAAGGGGCCTGTGCCCCCGCGCGCAGTCATCGCGCGCGCCGTCGCCGAGTACTTCGCCGCGTACGGCGCCCGGCCGCCGCTCGCCGTCTTCTCGCAGCTCGTCGCGGACGCCGGCGCGAAACTCGCGCCGGAGGCGCGGACGGAGCTCGATCGCGAGGCGGCGGCCGTCCTGGCGACGGAGCTCCCGGCCGACCAGGTCTTCCTCAGGGACCGCGTCCGCGAGCAGGCGCAGCTCCGCGCGTTCGAGCGGGCGGTCATCACCGCGGCGGACGTGGTGGCGGCGGGCCCCGCCGCGCTGCCCCGCGCGTTCGAGATCATGACCAAGGG